ATTAAAATATATCCAGGATTTACAGAAGAAACCGGAACATTTTCAAAACTAGTAAATATTCCAACAGAACTTACTGCAATACTATCGGTAGATGTTGAATTATATGAAGATGTTAATGTTTCTGGTTTTTGATCGGGTTGAATTCCAGAAAGTATAACTCTATCGGCAATCGAATACATTCCGTGATTATTGTGGCTGACTTTGAAGTGCAATCCATCAGTCAAATCAGTTATAGTATTTACAGTCGCACTAGAAAGAAGTGAAGTTCCAGAAGAACCAACATAATATAAACTGTCCACAGTATTTTTATTTAAAGTTCCCTGTACTCTATCTACCAATAAAGAGTTGAATGATGAAATTATACCAACATTATTTGGAATAGTAAGAATTAAATTATTGCCAAGTCCGTCTGTTTCCGAATAATTAACTTCTAACGAATCCCCATAAGCATATCCAGTTCCCCCAATTGAAACTGTAGCTGCGATAGCAACTCCGTTCTGAACACTTAGATTTACCTTAGCTCCAAAACCATATCCAGTTATAGAAACCAAGTTTACATTGGAGTAAGTTTTAAATGTAGATGTAAATCCAATTCCTGAAGAAGTTATTACTAAAGTACTTCCTATTCCCACAGATCCAACTATACTCTTTAAATTGGAACTAAAGAGTTCATTATTACTTTGCAATATTGGAGTTCCCGGTGTTAGTCCATCAACTTCAGTTGAAGTTAAGCTCTTTCCTAATCCAATCAAAGTAGACTTAGAAATACAATCTAATGGGTTGGGTCTCAAAGTTACAACTTGATTGTTACCTGTGTCCAGTTTTGGATTATGGAATCTAACCGTAGAAGATCCGGTAACAAATTTTGCTCTATAAAGAGTCATTTTCAAGTCTTCTAGTTGACTGGCATCCCATGTAGCTCCATTCTGAGATTTAAACAACGATCCTAATAAGGGTTGTTGCGCCACAACTATTTTTTGGGACTCTGGTAAATTCAGGGTTGTTACATCTTCTTCACCCATTCTGGATATCCAAACATTATATTCATTTGATACAGAAAGTAGAGCTATACAATAATCATTTCCACTCTCAAGATAGACCGGAGATGGGAAAGTGAATGTTGTGGGAGTTTTGCCATCTTCAGATATGTTAATTTGTCTCGGATCTAAAGTAACTTCACCAAAAGGAACAATTGTTTGAGTGGGCAAACCAGTTTTCATTGTTCTAATTTGCATGGTAATTGGCAAATTATTAGTATCTTTACTTTGGAAGAACAAATCACATTTTGTAACAAACATTCCGGTTTCTTCTGGAACTTCAAAAGATTGTGCAACTGGATCGACCCATCTTCTCTGGATTACAGTACGATCTAGGAATGTAGTTCCTGCAGTTAATGTTGTTTCTCTTGAAGTTAATGTTCTTTCTTCCGTCCTGTGGGTTCTTTCTATATCTGCATTTCTTGTCCTTAAAGTAACCTCTTCCGTATTGTTTATTGTTCCTGTAGATCTAAATTTAGTATCCGCTACACTATCTGTGGCTCCAATAATCGGTGTATTGCTGGAACTTGATGTTAAAACAAAAGTTTTTGTTCCAGTTTCAAATGTTGGAGTAGATGGTAATGTAGCATTTGGAATAAATAATGATCCAATTACTGTACCAGAAGTATCAGTAATTAATCTAATATTGGTTACTCTTGCAATTGCCCTAGAAACCACTCCTCTTAATTGCATATTTTCTACAATGTGGCCATAAAATGTCGAATCAGATTGCAACTCCAATGAAGCTGTGTCAACATTCAGTATAGTTGATGTTGTAGAATAAGAAGTGGGTATTGATTGTGTAGGTACATATGGATTTTCGATATAAACTTGATTTGGATTATTATATGGTCCATACTTATGATTGGCAGTTGCCAATCTAAATCTAATAGAAGTGTTTCCTAATGTACCAATAATAGTTTCACCAACAATAAAAGCACCACCTTGCATTTGAATTTCGATAAGTTTCGGAACAATATATTTGTTCATATCGACGTTATCGAAAAATGCATACATTCTTGTTTTTGGTTTTAATCTTTTTGCTACAAATTCAATATTTCTGGATCTCATTACATGAATAATGTCTGTAGATACCACGGAAGTACCCAAATTTACTGAATCGATTCTTTCACCAACCTTATATTGAACACCTCTTCTAGACTCTTCTGTAGTAGTAAGAGTGGTTACATTACTAAATGTAAAATACTGATCTCTCCAAGTTTGTTCTTCAAGCCACCAGTTACCAGTGGAACTAACATATGTACTTCCTTGGAATATACTATGTAAATTTTGCCTATCAATTTCTCGTACACCTGTCCAAGTAGTTTCCCAAGAACCCCAATCGATTGGAGACAATCCAGTATTAGTATCAGCACCAAGAGATCTAAGTGTGGCTTCATAATTTCCTTCTTGGTCTATGGTTCTCTGAGATGATCTAGTTTCAATCCAAGTATCGGAAGTTGGATTTAATTCAATAGACCCGATCCAGTTAACAACATTAAATGCATTCACATTTTCTACTCTAGTTGCAAAAGTATTCTTTAAAAATACTTCATCGGTATATTTCAAACAAACTACATCTCCAACTTTAACTGTATTTGGACTTCCCAAATCTTTTACAAATCTTAAATCCGCATCTGGATTTGAAATATTTGATAATCCTGCTATGGATTCTGAAGCTAAAAGAAGGTCTATTGCTGTTGAATAATGTTGTGGTCTGAGTAATCCTTCTTTAGTGTCAACACTACACTTTTGTTGAGGATCGCCAAAAGATCCAGAACGTATAGATTTAAAATTATCTACAAGAAAACCACACTTAAATCTATCTAACTGAGTTTGGGAATCTCTAATAGATAAATTCTTTGTATCAATTTCTAAAAGAGATAATGAGCTATAATATTCAATATTTTTTATCCTATCTTCAAGTTGTGAAATATCTTGCATTCTATAACGTTTGTGTGAAGATAGTTTCACAGTAACATCCTTAATATTGTACACATATGGATTCATAGTAATCGTAGCTACTTCCATAGCGTTGTCAACATCATTTGGCGGAATTGGAGTATTTGATGGTACTCCTTTTGTAATAAAGAATTCTCCATATCTATTAAGATATAATTTATCAACTCTACCTAGATAATATGAATAAGATAAAAGTAAGTCTCTATCTTTAGCAAAATTATATGGACTTGAATTTGTTGAAGATGAAAACTTTCTTGAATCAAATTCAAATGGAGAAAATGGAGTTATAGAACTATCATATGGAATAACTCTAGGTCTTAAGTCTATAATATCACTTGATTTGTAGTAAAAAATATCTGGCAAATCTCTTGAATATCTTTCTAGTTCATATGAACTGACCGTTACAAAGTCTCCATCATCATTTGAATCTATATAATAATAACTATATACTACCTTTAACCTCTTTGTTGGTGGTGTAACACCAGATTTTCTCCTTAACGATGAATAATTAACTATTTCTAAAGTTTGGCCACTATCGAAAATAAAATCAGATATGATATTCCTATCACCTTCTATCAAATAACTTATTCTTGCACTAACATTTGATTCATTAAATATGATTTTTTCACCCTTAATAAAAGTATTTTCATTAATATATACAAATTCTAACTGATTTGTTCCATTAGTTGAAACAAATAGTGCCATCGCATTACTAGATTCTCCATAAATTATTTCACCTTTAATAGTATTTAAAATATTCGCATTTAAATCAACAACTTCTAGTTTTGGCAACTCTGCATCACTTGAATTTGAAGACTCAAAAACACCAACAACATGAGCTACGTCCGGAACATTCAATGATATTCTGGAATCTTGTACTCTTGTTCCATAATATGGATTATAAGTTAATCCATCATTAAGAGTTGTACCACCTACTCCAGATGAACGAGTGCTAGAATTTCTTACGTCTAAAATTGCACATCTATTATAGATTTTTTTTCTGGATTTTAATCTTTTTTTTCTTAAAGTAGCTGTTAAAGTTGCAGGACCATTCTTACTTAAATTTACTAATGTTAAAGTTCTGCCGGATGTAATAGTAAATTGACTGGAAGTTAATGTTTCAATAGTACCATCAGAAAATACTAGAGAATAATCTTCTTCATCAAATGGCAGTAAAGTAATATTAGTATCACTCTCTAAAGTTGCAGTCAACCCATTTGACGCAACTGTTACAGAATATGATTTCCTATAAATTACTTCAGCATTAGAAACATCAACACTAGCAACATTTGGATTTTGTAATTCGGCAAAGATGAAAGATTCTTTAGAATTTAATAGTGTAGAAACTCCTTTTACCAAACTATCTGTTACAGTGGTGCTGGTAGGTAGTCCCCCACTACTAACTCCAGAAACACTTGTAGTTGATTGAACAGTTATAGACTTGCCAGAAGTGCTTACAGAGTTAACTCTGTTATAAGTGGGTACTATTTGTCCTGATTTTGTATAAACAAAAATATCTCCTGTATTAATTCCAACACCAAAAGTTGAAGAAGAAGTTGTTACAGTACTTATTCCCCCAGAACCTGCAGAAATTGTAAAACTAGTTCCCTGTGGAGCAATGGGAATTCCTATAGATATTCTAGTATCGGCTGTAAAAGATGTTGTCGATCCAACGTATCCAACTAATTGTTTAATATCACCTAAATTATAGTCTCTAACACTAACTATTGTTCTGGAAATATCTTGTCCATCAACTTTTAATTGTTCCCCAACAATAAAATCTCCAGAAACTTGATATAATATTACTTGATTATTGTTTGTGACTGATGATACCAAATATCCAGAAGCTGAGCTGTTTTTTCCTTCAACGAATGATGGTTTAGGGAGAGTTGTAGTAGCATTTAATGTCAAATATGTATAAGTCTGTAAATCATAAATCGATGTCTCAAAAATAGTGGAGGCACCAGTATACTCAGCATTTTTTAATTTTAAATCATAAACTCTACCAACTCCTATTGGAATTCCTGAAGAAAGACCTGGGGTTACAGTTCTCTCCGAGAACAAAGTCACTTGAGATGTAGAACCAAATCCAACTGGAATAGATCCATAAACATTATTAAGTTCTACTTGATTACCTAAACTAAAAGGAACTGTTATATCTTTAACGGTTTCAGTAGTTCTTGGTTTTTCTAAGTCTGCATTTACCGTTAAAATAGTCTCTACTTCATATCCTTTAACGTATGCTTTTCCGGGTGAAATTTGTAATGTTATTAACTCATCTGAGGGATTATTCCCTTGTTTTGTCAATTGATTCGGATTATAAACACCATTGTTTCCTATTTTATCATTTAATGATTCTTTAGCAACAACTTTAAATGGAGTTACGTAGTAATCTCCACACTCATCAGAAGTTCTTCTAGCTAATTCATCAGTTATTAGTGATGGAATATTCTCTTTTCTAGGAATTCTTTGGATATTTCCATTTACAATTCTAATCAACTCCACAAAATTTTCATCATTAAAATCATCTAAAGATTTTTTTATCAGTGTTGCTACGATCCTTAGTCTATCTGCCCCTGGAGCCGCAAAATTTGAAAATCCCCTTGCATTATCATATAAATCTGGATTTGATTGAGATGGTGTAGCTATGTCTTCAAAAATAGATAGTCCAATTCTATAGGAAGGTAAATTGGAATACTGATCTAATATAATAGTTTGTGGAAATACATCTACAAAAAATCCTCGTATAAAATATACCCCTTCTTCTATTTTTACTGCAGATCCAATTGCTGTAGAATTTGATATTGTAGTAGTTGCAAATGAGGAATCCAATCTAATGACTCCTAGACCATAGTCAATATTTTCCAGTACTATTAAATTTTCACCATCGACAAAAGTTTTAGAAGTAAAATCACTTTCACTAGAACTTTGATACTTTATATACAAAGTAAAAGTATCATTTTCAGACTCTTGACTAGTAATATAATTTTCAATTTTAGCAAAAACCCCACTACTTTCACCTTTTATTTGTTTTCCAAGTAAAAATGGTAGGTAAGTTTCTACCGGAATACTTAAGTGAGATGGATCAATTTGTACACATGTGTACTCCGAATCATATGCAATGCCACCAGGTATTACTACAGATCCCTCTTTGAAAAAATGTTTACCAAACTTTTCAACCTGATTTTGCAAGATAGATTGGAGTGTTGTTAATTCTCTTGCTTGAATTGGGGTTCCTGGCTTAAATAAAACTCTTCCATAATTTTTTCTTGGATCAAAATCATCAAAATATGGAGATGTATTTAAATTAATGTTTTGTGCCATTTCTATTAGAACTCCAATACAATTTTAATGTCTTCTTTTTGGTTGGCTGATCTGGGAATTGGTTGTCTATTATCCAAATAGATAATATCACCGGATTTTTTGTTATATTCAGCAGAAGAAATACCCGCTACAAACTCTTGTCCCAACTGATATATTCTATTATTTATTGTTGTACTTACGCCATTAAAATTGGAGTTGATTACTAAAGTTGGACCAATAATTGATGAACAATTAATTGTCAATCCATATCCAACATCTGGAGTTGCAGTAAATGGAATAATTTTAAATCCAGTCTCACTTGAAGCTAATCCTGTTGGTTGATAATACTTCAAAACGCCTGTTATCGGGTCCCAAGAGGATACAAATCCAATTGCAGTAGAACCAAGTCCAACAGTTTGCGTTATTTCTGAGTCTATAGCATATGTTGTATTAGTAGTAACTCCAGATAGTTTTAAAGCATTTAATCCACTAACTAAAGATACATCGAGTAATTGATTAGTACTTCCAACTATTGTTGGATTTCTTAATATCCCAACCCTGGCAAAATCATTTCCCAAAATAGTATCAGGATTACTTTCCAATGTTTCGAATCTGGAATATAATAGTACTCTATATGCTCCCAACTCTCTATAAATATCATACCCATGACCACCCTTTGGTGGAATAATGACGTTAAAAGATGCAACAGATGTTGTACCTATACCAGTATTACTTAGTTGGCGTAATGGACCAGTAACTTCAGAACCTGGAGCACCTGGATAAAACTGAATTGTTCCATATGTATACCCCTTTCCGCCATCTGTAACAAATACTTCGGAAACTTTTCCAAAAGAGTCAATGGTTATCGTGGCTTTACCACCAGAACCATCACCTAAAATAGGAACATTAGAAAAGGATGTAGAAATTGGTTGATAATTTGATCCTCTTTCATTAATAATAATGACTTCAATTTTTCCATCAACTGCATTATTTTTTGTGGATATAGATTCCCCAGTATTTCCCCAATCTTCTGGTACTGGAATAAATTCAATAGAATCAAATTTAACAATCTCCGATGGTTTGATCGTATACAAATATTTCCAAATATATCCATCACCACTAGCGCCAGCAGCTCTTGGTTCTAAGTCAATAAAAGTTGGTTGGTCGAAAGATGGTCTTCCTTTTGGATTTTCAGGATCAGTTCCATTTTGTAAACATATATAAACTCTCAAATCTTCGTTAATTACATAATAATTTGCTTCATAGAGACTCGTTTGGGAAGTAACAGGAGTAACATTAAATACACTATAGTCATGCCTATACATTTCATAAGTGTTTCCAGCTGTCCAGGTAACTTTTCGAACAAGTCTCCTAACATCTTGAGTTGCAATTTGTTTTAAGGTTAATATACTCTCCTTAACTTGATATTCTTCCTTAAATCCATCAAGTGGAGATGGAGTATTGGATGACCAAGTAGGAGAACCTCCAGCAGCAAAATTATTACTGTTAGGTAGTCCGATAAAAGTGTAATATTTATTTGATGTATCGCCCACCCCAGAAACACTTTTTATAAAGTTTTCCGCATTTACAATTCTAAATTGATCTGATATTATGGCTGGCATTTTAGAACATACTTTTTTTTATTTAGTTACATTTTACTTACTTATTATATTTCTAGTTCTAATAATTTTGGGGGAAGATGAAATTCCATTAATTCCATTGTCATTAAAAACTTCAAAAGTTTTTGGGTCACCTAAAATTCTATTTTGATAATCATAAATTTTAGCCCAACTATATCTTCCATAATAATTATTTGTTCCAACTCCACTATTATTGGACCCTCTGGTATAAACTTTAAGATAATTATCCACCATAGGAGCAAAATTACATGTAACAGTTACAATTCCAATTGATGGAGTAGTTACATCTTCTACAATATAAACTCCATCTATGAAAGATTTCGCTATACCAATTTTAGAATTTGGATAATTGCTCATGCCACCAAGAAGTGTAGTAATTCCAACTAGGTCTCCTCCTGTTTCAACATTACTGTCAGTAATTACAAAGTAATCTCCTTTGGACAATTGACTATTAGAAATTCCGAAGGAATTTAAACTAGAATATCCAATTCCGAGAGTACTATTATCATATTGCTCAGATTGTAATGTAAACGAAATTTTTGGAGAAGTTGTTCCTATGCCGGGAGTTCCAGTAATATATGTAGTGACTCCAATAATTATTCCATGATCACCGACAACTTTTAAAGATCTAATTAATTCATTATTAAAACTATCTGGTTCTATTATTACTGGTGGTGGGGTATTAGAATCATATCCAAATCCAGAATTTACAATCTGTATAGAAGTAACCACTCCAGAAGTTATATTAGATATAGCAGTAGCTCTATTATATACAGGTTCGGAATATATTGCAGTAGCACCAGATCCTATAGCAACGTATCTTCCATCAGAACCAATATTATCAACAAAAACTAAGTCATTGACAAAGTTTGGTTGTGACGTGGATCTATAAATCCAATTACTTAGATCAAATGAATAATATAAATCACCTAAAGATGTAATAATTACATAGAAACCATAACTATAGTAAATATTTTTTATATTTACTATCCCAAGATTATTTGAAATAATTTCATATGAATTTCTATTTATAGATCTAACAATTATTCCATAATCTCCAACAGCAACATATTTGCCTTCAACATAAATGACCTTATTTAAATTAGTAGCTACCGGTGGGTTTACAAATTCCCAGACATTTCCATCATTGGAAGTTCTAATTACACCATCATTACCAACTGCCACAAAATATTCGGCTCCAAAAGTTACACTATTCAAATCTGATAGAGTTTCCGAATATCTACTTACAAATGACTCTGTAGTTACTCCGGGACCCATAAATATTGATCCCGCTGTACCTACAGTAACCCAAGTATCCGTTATACTTGAGTATGCGATCTGATTAAGTGTTCCACTATATCCACTACCTACTCTACTTACTGCACCAAGACCAAGAATTGAAACCTCTTCTTCCAATCCAATCTGAGTCCATGGAGTTATTATATTTCCGTAGTCTGTGGCTTTTATAACTTTTCCTAAATTTCCTACAGAAACTAAGAAATTGCTTACACCAACTCCCACAATTTCAAGAGAATTGAAATTAGAAGATACTCCAAATCCGACTGTAGAAACCTGCCAATCTATTCCATCAAAGCTGGTAGAATATACAGAATTATTTCCAACGGCAACAAATTTATTGTTATATTTGATTGATTTTAAATCATATGACGTGGTTATTCCATTAACTCCAGTCCAATTAAAAATTGGATCCTTTTTAGTAATTAATGATTCAGAAATAATTACTTTAGGTGACTGTGTATTAGCGTATCCAACTCCGCCATCATTAATAATAATGGATGAAATTGTAGAAGCAGATGACACTACAGCCTGACCCAAAGACTCTCTAACAGTTCTATTTTCAACTATTAATGCATCTCGTATATCTTCAGGAAGATTATCAAAATCTGTAAATAATGGATATGCATTATCAACATATATCACTGTATCAGTGGGTTCTATTTTTTTAATGACTGTTGCAAACGGTTTTATATTACTCTGTAAACTTGGTCTAGATTTGGAATACAGAGAGCCATTGATTACCGTATCATTAAGTTGTTTACGCCAAGAAAGAGGTCTAATCTTTGCAGGATCAGTAATAATTCCTACTGAATAATAATTAAATGTTTCAAATTGATCTGCGGCTGCAATTTTTTTAACAACTCTTTCGAATTGAGAAATATCAAATAAATCTTCAGGATTTTCCTGTATGGTGACTATATCTCCAGGTTTAATAGTTTTAGGTGGATCAACTAACTCAACGTCAGTGGAAGAACCTCTGTAATACAGAATAACACACTTAGAACCTGGTTTAGGAGCTTCGGTAAATATTACTCTACTTCCAGAGAATCTATAAGCTGTATTTGGAACTTGTAAGATATCATTTATGTATATAAAGATATTATTTGTTATATCCAAATCTGTTCCATCAGGAACCCTCAGTCCCAAAACCTGTTTAACTCCATTTAAAGTAGTTGTTAATGTAAATTTCTTAGCAAATCCATTGAAGAATTGTGAAATATCATCAAATTGTATAAATTGACCGGGATAGAATCCAGAGAAACTATCTGTTTCTACTCCATCTACGGTTAATACAAAGGGTTCAAAACTAAGTAGTGGATCAGTTACGATTCCAACAGGTGTGAGTTTATCCCCAACCTTATATCCAATTCCAGGTTGATCAAACTTATATGCAATTACACTTGATCCCATTCCTACTTCTACAGTAAGTTTTGCCTTTTGGCCTACTCCAGAAGTCCCTCCAGTATACTCCAAATTAAGATTACTATAACCAGTAGGAATTCCGATAACAACCTCTGGTAATGAGGTTGTTGTGTATGAAGATCCTGCATTGACAATGGTAAATCCGGAAATAGTCCCAGCAGCACTTACCGTAGCAGTTATACTTCCACCAAATCCAATAGTAGATGCAATACTTACAACTGGTGGATTTCTATATCCAGAACCAGATCCAGTAACAATTATATCTGAAATAGTTCCGGCAGCAGAAACTACCGCAGTAGCAGCTGCTCCAATTCTTGGAGCATAACCATAACTTGTAGATATAGAAACTTTTGATATTTTTCCAGAATTTGGAGTACCAGATAAGAACCTGATAACATTTACTCCCTCTCCGTCAACTGTGAGGTCACTAGTAGGGTTTTGGAAAACATTATTAATTAATACTATTGCATTATTATTAATATTTGTAGAACTATTAACATTATTAAAAATAGTATTGACAGTTTCTCCACCAGACTTTAATGTAAATTCTGTAGCTGCAACACCAGTAAAGGATAGTGATATATCATCAAATAAAATATTTTTATCTTCTGGAGTATCTGAATTAAATTGTCTACTAAAAGCCCTTCCACTAAATGTAGATCCTGTTTGCAATCCAACAGGACCAATTTTTCCATTAGGGGGATCATCGAAGTATATTACATCTCCTACAATATTGAAATCCCCAGATAATACTGTTCCACCAGCACCTATCGTGTGTGCTGAAGCAACTGTACCAAAATATCCACGTTCAACCTCTATCTGATTTTCAGAAGTTATTCCAATAGTTTTAATTGAAACATATTCATTATCGATATTAATAATATCACCTAGAGATAATGATGAAATACCAGCGGAGATATCAATTAATGTGGTTGAGGCCGAGGAAACACTAGATCCAAAAGATACACTTAATGATTTTCTAGTTACTGCTTTTTGAATTATTCCATCTATTGTAATAATTGCACTAGCATTAGGATCTTTATACTCCAGCGAATGAGTTGCTGTTCCTACTCCGGTTATATTGAAAAATACACTTGTAGATAATCCGGAAAGTTTAAATTCATTATCGTTTAATTTATATACAAATACTGATGTTGGTAAAATTTTAGTGCCCAATTCCAACGGACTAAATGATAGATCATCGTTGGAACTTGATCCACCGATGTAAGTACCTGCTACAGAAATTACAGAGTTATTGTTATAACCAGATCCGCCATTTAAAACTTTAACATAGTTAATAGCACCATCAGAATCTCTAGCGATGTCAAAAGTTGCTCCAGTCGCATCGTTAGATGGAACAGACGAATAACTATTATTTGACTCTGACTGTAGTACTGTTGGACCTGTCTTAGAAATATTAAATGTTAAATCATTAGCTGGGCTTGTTCCTGAGAAATGAGTTCCAGAAATAGAGACTTGATCACCAACACTATAACCATATCCACCATAAGTGGGAATGATATTTGTAGACACAGCCACTCCTCCACCACTATATGCAATAAGGACACTGAATTCAGCATCAGTGCCAAGGCCTGTGGTAGTTGATGGTATTTGGAAATATTCTATAACTCCAGTTGGACCTGTTGCGACAGTTCCGGAAATAGTAGTACTAATTGCAACATTATATCCATTTTCTAAAATAGCCGTGCCATCATAATCAAATACATTTAATAGTGTATCAACAGTGCCAGTTACGTAAGAAGTAGTTGCAATTCCAATAGGACTTCCATTGGAATATGAATATATCAACTCTTGACCGGATTGGAAGTTGTGATTTGGAATTACAAATTTCTCTTCAATAATATCAATAGAACTGCCAGTAAACTCATGTTTAAACAGTGAAGTCCCTTTATTTTTTAGTTTAAAGGTACTCAATCCAACTACAGATCCACCTTTAGCAAGAGAAGGATAAGTTATTGTAGTTGGGACAGCTGTGGTTCCGATTCCGATTATTGAAGTTATTATTCCAGCGGAATTGATAATTGATGATTGAACATCGACATAACAATTTTCATTGTAATCTGGACTACAATCAAAATCTGGCAAAATACTATCATCAAAATACTGATCAACAAATATAAATGACTTTTCAGCTGTACCTCCGCCAACATAATTATAATTTATTGTGGACGGGCCAACATTTATTCTGAATCTTATGGGATCAACAACTTCTACTTCATAAACAAATCTCTGATATGATAGTGGTCCGTCAGTCAAGTTTAAACTTGGGAAAATTGCAGTAGTAACTCCAGCACCAGCATCAAATGAGAATGATAGATCTTTTAAGAGAATATAGTTGGTTGTTGTTGTCGATAATCCATGGGAAGTTGTAGTTGAAACAGTCGTTACACCAGTCAAGTTGTTATAAATCACCGATGATATCCCAATAGAATACCCCTGTTGATATGAAGTAGTAACTCCAACGTTATTGATAATATATTTTGAAAGATCAACTACATAACCAATTGCATGTATAGTTTCATCCGTTATTTCTGATACGTAACTAGTACCTAATCCAGCCCAATAAGCCAGTCCTCCTTCAATAGATTTGTTATTTGACTCATATTTTACATCGTGAGATATGAAGTCAACAATATATCCAATACTATCATAAAATGTTGTTCTACTCCAACCAATATTTGTACTAATTCCCGGATATCTTGCAGTAATAAATCCTACAACTTCTTCTTGGATAAATTGTCTATTTGAATCTAATAAATCTGATCCACCAGCAAAACGAGAATCCAACTCTTGCAAAGAAGATCCTTCAAATTGATCACTAATGTCATCTATTTCAACAACTTTATTTGTCCTATTAATAATATAAGAGGTTAAATCAATTCCTTCATCCAAGTATATGTTTTGTGTAGATCCATCAGGCAATAATTCTTCTTCATAAACTCTAGCAAAATTGTTTCTCAAACTCATAGGTGTTGTTTGATCAATACTAACTAATGTAACTGTATCGGTTAATGATAACCTTGGTTTCATGTCAGTAGACTTAGCAATACCCAAATTAACTTCATTTAAAGTTGGTTTTGTCAAAATTTCCAAATCAGAAAATTCTTTAAATCCGGAAGGATGTAGTATAGATCTTACAGATTCTCTCCAAATATTATATGGAATATTTCCTTTAATTGAATATGAAAACTTTTGATAATAAAAATTATCTGAAATTTTTTGTAAAGAGTCATTCAAGATACCAGAGGATAAATCTATTGAAGATGTTTTATCTCTGGAAACTCCTAAAGTAGCAAATAAGTTGAATACATCAAAATATTCAACAGTACCATTAATTTTTGATGTTTCTCCAAATATTTTATCTCCCGTATTTATTTCTCCGAAAATATTTTTTAATCTCATTTGATTGAGATCATTATCCCAACCATTTTCCATTACTACACCAGAAAATGTTTCTGAGGAGATTTTTTCATTTGAAATATAATTAACATCATCTCTTAATACCATTTCAAATTGTGGCATATCATTTCTATTAATGACAACCCCCAAGTTAAACTCATCACTGTATGTACCAAAGGAACCTGTAGAAATTCCTGTCATGTCATATGTTACAGTATTATTATTAGTGTTTACACCGACAACATCAAAGAATGCATAGTTATACGAAGATGAATTATAATTAGAATCATCTGCAGTCGTATCAGTTAGTCTACAATTTTCAATAAAAATTTGATCTCCGATTTTAAATGGGTAGATATAATCTGTTATTCCATATCCGATTGGTATATAAGGATTTATAGCGGGATCATTAAGTAATTCTAGTGTCACTAAATTACCGGCTACAGAAATAGAATCAATTTCATATCCATTTGAGTTATATATTGGAATTATTTCTAATGGTGATGATAATGAAGTGGAATTTTTAATTACATCAACCGAAATTATAGATCCGCCAGATACTACAGCATTAAGTTCAATTCCACTAGTATCATTTTTAACTACTAATTTTGGAGAATTATTATATCGTTTTCCGCCAGTTGTTATTCCAATATAATCTATAGTTCTTATATCTTTTATTCCAATAACAGTAGGAACACTTAGAGACGGTGATAGTGTTGGATCTGTTGGATAATCAAATCCGTCTTTAACTCTACTAAAAGTTTCAACCCTTCCAATATTTGGAGATACTACTTTTAATACAGCATTACTGCCGAACGAACTGTTTATCCCCCTGATATTTGGCAATTTCTTATATCCTCCACCTGGGAAATTAATTTTTAATTTAGATATCGGACCTAATGCACTAGTAGAGGTTGTTTTATATGAAAAATTAGTAGCGGCTTTCGTAATAATATTATTTTCTACAAAACTTAACTTCTTAGTATTATAGAAAGAAAATACTTTATCCGACGAAACTACTATTTTAAATTTGTCATTAAGTTGGTGATTTACTATAGAAACTTTATTATAAGATTTTACATCTATATCAGATGATATTTGTTTTTTACTTTCATCTGAAGATCCTTTCGGGAATAAGTTATAATAAATTGGGAAAAATTGTGAGGAAAGATCCAAAACAACTTTAGCTCCAGAGTTTCCTGGAGTTCCACTTCTAAATACGAAAAATTCACTTCTTTCATTAATTTTCTGAATGAAGTTGGGATCAAAATAGAATTGCAAATCGAGGTCGAGTAAACTACTATCGGACAAATCAAATTCTATCTTTGTAGTTCTAAGACATGAAATTTGTGGGTTAATAAAATATAATTTGTGCGTAGTTCCTACACCACCATCTGAAGAAAAACTAATAAAGTTGGATTCATCAATATCACTCCTATACTGACATAGGTTTATAGAATTAAAATCTGTTTTTGAAACATAATATACACCATAATTACTTAAACCATTTATGGGAGATGTAGCCACATAGACAATTTTATCACCTGTTTCAATATTTCCATCATATGAAGAAATATCTATCGAGCTTCTTTCTACAGAAACATCAGTATCAGAAAAAGAAATTTCTCTCATTAAAACTTTTCTATTTACAGGGTCAAAAATAACTTTGACTACTTCATTATAATCTGTAGTTAATTTAAGAGTTACAATATCATCGGTAGAAAGATTATGATTTGTTTTGGTAGTTACTAAACCTATTATATTTTGAATGGTTCCAGTAATTTTTGGATTTATGGTAGTTAATGAATGAGCTGCTCCAATAATTCCATAAGAAGAAGTTTGATCCCAAAACTCTAAAGAATTAAAATTGGTTCCAATCCCTGTAGAACTAGTAAATCCAATAGTAGATAACCCTATATAATCTTTACCAAGATTGACAGCATAAACTATTTGATCATCAAGTAGTTTAATAGATGATGCAGATCCCACATTATTAACATATAATGATGTACCAGCGAAACCAGAATTATAAATTAATGGCTGGCCAGTATAAAACTTGTGAGATGGTAAATATATGTTTCTTTGTGGTATAAATCTAGTTTCGAAAGATGTAGTTCCAAATCCAACAACAGTGCGAATTGAGCCACTCGTACCAATACCTACAGAATATTTTGGATCAAAAAATGTAGTATAATTATCAATTGTTACATCATTTACACCAATTGTTGGTATAGTAAATTCTGTAGGCAATAAAACTACATCATCAATTCCAACTGTATGAACTCCCACATTTTCAAGTCTATTGACATAAAATCCGGATCTTCTAGGGTCAATATTAGTAATTAAGAGTACTTCTGTACCTATTCCTATAAAATCATTAACTTTAAATCCACTAATGTCCTTCAGTTTTATAAAAGTGGATACCCCAGTAGTAATAGAATCACCAATGTCCTCAGATAATTGTGATCTCTTTTCATAAACATTAACAAATTTTATACCTTCAAACTTAGATGATGTAATAGTGGATATTCCACTTATCAAAACTGGTTGGCCATTTTGCAGTTGGTGAGGTGAACTTGTTCGTACAGTAGTATTTGGATTTCCTATTAAGAATTCTGCGTTTGTTATTACATCATCAATTAAAGTAAAAGATTCTATTTTTCTTCCGTCTAATTCACTTACAACTATATTTGATTGTATTCCTTCACTACCAGATATATCAATATCTACTCTATCATTTACTTTATAGTTATCTCCAGAAGAAAATATGGAAACATTTTCTATTTTACCAGAATTTGTTGATGTTACATAAAATTCTTGTTTAAATTCATCAAATACCTTATCAATTAAATCATAATAAGAATTAGACCTATTCAAATAGTAAGGACCAACATTTCTTGTTAATTGACTTGTAAAAACATTAAGGTCTTGATTGTAAGATGGTAAGAAATTTTCAATAATAGGTTTATTATAAAAATATGGCCCTACAACATATGGATATCTGGGAATCGTTTCGTTTGATGAATTAACATCAATAGTGCAAAAATATGCATAAGTTCCTTTTGGATATTCTGGAGTAACACAAAATCTTCCATTGTGTTGATCCAAGTCACCAGATCCATCATATTCATAATCATCAATAAAAAATCCAGCATCAAAACCTTGAGGTCTTATTCCAGAATTCAAATTAGTGTTTAGTACATAACTAGAATTCATCCTTCTTATAGAACCACCACTGATGGTATCATATGAATATGCACCATATATTGGATTACCATCATACGCAAATCCAAAAATTGGAGAATGAATTAATTTTCCCGAATTTTCTTTATTTGCATCTGTAAAATTATCAGATAATTGGTATCTTAATTTTTTAGGTAAATAGAAATTAAAGAATTGTAACTCTAAATTTTCATTTTTAGCTGGATGAATTATACCATCATCGTCCTCAGAAACTATTTTTTTACTCTTTACAATCTGATTTATCTTCCACTCTCTTACATTTGCTAAAAACTTAGCATCTTGACCCCTATTTTTTAATATCAAGATAGTATTTGAAGACTTGTATCCTATACCACCAAAAACAATATTAACATTAGATAATTTACCATCTTCAACAATAGGTTCTATTTGTCCATATTTTCCGTCACCATAAATTACAATTTCAGAATTTTCTCTAAATCCACTTCCTCTACTAATAATTTGAACATCAACTATTGAACCATCAATGATAATGGGTTTTAAAATTGCCTCTGCAGTTATACTGGAAATAGCTACATTTGGTCTTCTATGGTAGTTAATAATATTTGTACATCCATATCCAATTCCCCCATCTTCCAAATAAACGTCTTGAATGGAACCCAATACAATTGGTTTAAGTTCAGGACTTATTATCGTTGTAGATCCTATTGCCGACTTGGATTCTACATGTATTTCTATAGTTGGATACCCAATAATATGAGTACCAACTCCCAATGAATTAAATTTAACAAACTTGTTTTTTATGTAATTTTCAGTATTTAAAGTAGTACCAATTCCAGCTTCATATAACCTAAACTTATTAACATCAACAACTTTAACATAATAATTTATTGTAGTAGATAATCCACTTATTGGAGTATCTACATATGAGTAATTTACAATATCGAAATCATTAAATCCATGATTTCTTGCAAAAATATACGAATCAAATGTATTAATTCCAGAACTTCTACTATCTGCAGAAAGAACAGATGGAACTTTTATATTCCTATTGGAATATCCTTTTCCAGAATTTTTAACATAAATCTTAGTAAAAGTATTTTTATTTTTTAATGTTGTTATAAAGTGAAATCCAGAAGATATTCCAACTATATCAATTTCATTTACCTTCTGTAAGGCATCTATCCTATTATTGTAAAGTTTTACTTTATTATCCGTTAAAATTCCTACAAAATACGTAGAATTATTTACAATTCCGGGTATACTATTATTTTTATTGGAATCGTAAATGACTTCTTCTCCGTCCTCAAAAGGAATGGTAGTTAAAAATTGTATTGTATTATCCGGAGTACTTACATTTAAATCTGCTTTAAATCCAGAAGAGACCTTGGTCTTGACAAAATTACAATCAAGTACACATCCAGTGCCATTTCCACCAGTTATTGTAATTTTTGGTTTTTCTTTATATCCATATCCCGCGTTTAATATCTTAACATCTCTCACTTCTCCAGAAATGTTTAAGTGGGCTTTTAATCCAGTTCCTGTCTCATCTTTTACATCTAAAGGAGGAACATCAATTACATCATAATCTTTTCCAGAACTGGTGACATCAATTGATGTTATATTTCCATAATAAATGTTCTCATCAAAGTAATAGGGGGATAATAGTTCTACACCATTTACTAATAAACCTATTTGTCTATTAAAAGTAGTTCTATCATTTAAATCATCAAATTGTTCTTTTGGTTTGTTAGCATTTACATAGAATTTTTTTAGAAGTTTTTGATGTTTTAAAGTTTTATCTTGGTAACCAGACCTGTATAATGTATCATTAGTTATCTGTGAGTTGGTTTGAAGATATTTGTTTGAAAAAATATCAGACTTACTATATGATAATTTTAATTTGTTATCATCTACCTTACTTACATAGTAAATTCCTGTTATTATACCAGATGAAGTTTCGGGTTTATAGTAAACCAATTCACCACTAAAAAGATTATGATTTTGTACATTAAAAACATCAGTAGTTGCGGATCCTACTCTATTTGATACTTTTTTCCTACTATCTGTAGAAAAAATTGTATAATTTGGTAGTCCAGAGGCTGTTACATAGAAATATTTTCGTTCAGAATCAATATATGTATTATGAACTCCTGTAGGTATGTTATTACTATTTAAATTTTGGAAATAATTACTATAATGATTTACTTTATAAATTTTCTTAGTTACTACTTTTGAACTCAATACGGAAAAAGATCCTGGGTTTGTAACTTGTACTAGAATTCTATTACTGTATTTTTTAATTAGATCTGAAGTTGCGTACTCTACGGCTATAATATTAGCTTCAGTTTTATTTCCGATAGAATCTACAAGAGAAACTACTTCATTTTGATAGAAATAAACTTTATCAAATAAATTAATTCTATATTTTGTAGAATCAATTTGAGATATATTTTGAATATTGTGATTTGTAGGAATATTATAGATCCAACTATTAAATTCATAACTATCATATAAATCTTCACCAAATCCAGATAAAGAAATATTATCACCTACTCGCAGATTTGAAGTTTTGGAGAAATCAATAGTATCAATTACATTTACAACTCTAAACTCTACTTTTGAAGTATTTCCAACTCCAACATAGCTAAAAGCAAATTTTTCTTCAACTAAATCAAGACCATAGTCTAAAAATTTACTTACGTTAGTAACTCCAGTAAATTGATTAATATTTTTTCCAGTATAATTAATTCTAATATAATCAGAATTTCTTGGTTTTACTAGAATAGTTCCAGAATTAGCAAATCCTACAGTTGAATCAACCAAAATAGTACTACTATTTACTGGAATATCTTCTAGTATTCTAGTTTTTCCGGAAACTTGAAAATTTCCACTAAATGATGTGCTATCTAGAGAAATTTCATAAAGGTCTTTATTGCCTACAGGCCTATACTCAACATTAAAAATAGATGCACTTACTGTGCCAATTCCAGTTATATTTTGGAATAAAAAGTTACCTTTAGTTTCTATTGGGTTTGAACCAGAAATTTTTTCTACAAGTATATTTTTTGTAATAAAGTATGAATTTGAAGATGGAGATAATGTGAAATCCTGCGGTTTTATAATTTCAATGTCAGAACCATATAAAATTTTGAATAATAATTTGTAAGATAAATCAGTCCCCTTAGATGTATATAAATCCTTTAGTTTATAAACTACATTTTCAACAGAAACATCATTATAAAAATCCCTGGACTCAAATCCTGGCAAAAATTCATACTTAAAGTTTTCAAAAAATTTAAGTAAAAATAGATTACTTAAATTTTTAACTACACTATTGTTAGAGTGTTCTGAAGAATTTGTTGATGAAAAAACTAAAAATTCTGGATTTTGTAAAGACTCAAGATTTTCAATTCCACTAAATCCTCTGATACAATTTTGAAAAGAGGTTTCAGTCTTAGACAAATATGTAATAATCTCATCACCAATCTTCAATAATCCATATGAATCGGGCCAACCTTTAGTAGACTCAACATTTATAGTATCATCAAAAGACAAAATATCAGAAGTTAAAGTAGTTTGTTACGTTAAATCTATATTATTAAAGGCTTTAGAATTTTTATAATTTACAATATTGGAAATAATATCAATCGGTCCAGATTGATATTCTAAAGAAGTATAGTATTGTGTGAGAAACTCCTTGAAAAGAGGAGCTTCTATAGACAAAAACTCGGGAATTTGAGTACCAATGATTGAGCTGATTTTTACTCTTTTAATTTCTGACATTTTATCTCGTATACTTTCCGTTTAGATAACTTGATGTAACTACATATTGAGTTGCAGAAGAATTTTCACCAGAACTTACAACATCTTCTATGATATTTACCACAGATTTTTGAACATCTAATTGCAAATACAAATCCTGAAGTCCTATAATATCATTTGATTCGGGAATAGCTTGAACTTCTATGAGTCCATTTGCTAAAACAGATGATGTTATATTAACAACATCCAATAAAATTTCTCCCCGTTTGTAGTTAATTGTGCCTGCATTATTTTTTATAATTACGGGAAGATTATTTTCCAATTTAAAGAAAAATATAATTCCAGAATTCTTGTCACTAGAAGAAGGTGCGTCCGCTATGTATACTAGATCGGACACTCCATTAATATAAAAACCTGTAGACTTTACGGAATATCCTCCTGATTTAGTATGTATTTGATTTCCAAAACAAAGTTCATAAGTAGCAAAAGTATCTAGTTCCGGATTTAAGTCCCTTCTCATTTTAACTTTTGTTATATTTGATGTGATAGACTTATCACAATCGTCTATCAAACCTACAACTTTACTATATTTAAATCTGCCTCCGAAACTATTAACATCTTTAGAGTTTGCATATGAGGTAAGAGTGTTGATTACCTTTGTTTTAACTATTTCTGGGTTAGTTAATAAATTAACATTATAGTAGGTTGCAACATCTAACTCCACAAATAAATAAGACAAATCAACTATTTCTGGTTTAATTCCTGCGATTGAATATTTCCTAATGGTGCTTAAAATATTTTGTTTTGTGATTTCTGAAAGGAATGTTCCATTTCTAGGTTTTATAGATATAAAAACTTTTCCGTATTCTGGTGGATCCAATTCATCCCCACCATAAGAATTTACGGACTCTACGTTCGGATAAATATATGGAATAAGAGATTTATAGTCATTAGAGGTCACTGCCCTATACTGTGATGCATATACCTTTGGTGCAAAGTATTTGATAGAATCCATTGATTCTATACTATCTCCATTTTCAGATTTTGATTGAGTGAGAAGTAATGAAATACCAGTAGTAATATCAAGTAAATTATTATCTAACAATCTACCAGAGAAAGTAAAATTTGAAGCTCCATTTCCTAAAAATCCATTAGTAACAATGTAACTTATTTCTATTCTACTTCCATTAGAAGGTTTTTTACCAATAATATTATCACCAAATCTAATTTCATACTTAGTATCCGCCACTTCTTGAATTAAGAATATTCTAGAGTCTTTACCAATATTCAATAAAGTATCATATTGGTTATAAACTTCTGTTACTTGATTTGTAACTTTTACCCTAATTGTTGTAGTATCTACGCCAATATTAGGTAAAATGAATCTTTGATTTGGTTGAGATTCATCTACTATAAATGTTGTAGTTAGGTATACTCCTTCATAAATTTGTAGGTTGTCAAAAGTGGCTATTCCATCAACATTTACTGGAGTAACAATATCTTCTGGAATTGAAAAAATATAATTTCCATTAACTACTGCACCTAGAGCTACTTGTCCTGCAAGTAATTTAACAGTTTTAGCGTTTGTTTGACTCATATCAACGCTAAAATTCACTAATGCCCTTGAAGATCTTTTAGATCTAGGCAGATACCCAATATTTCTAGCTAAAGATACTACGTTTTCCCTCAGAGTAGCACTATCAAGAAACATTTCATTAACTGCCATATTAGAGTTGTAGGCAGTTATGTAGCTATTATATGCTAAAAGATCAATTAAAACTGAAAAGTTTGATCCTTCAAAGTCAAAGTCAGTAAATTGACTATTGGCGCGTAAATAATCTTTGATCTGAGTCCTAAGATCACCGAAATCTAAATTTGTGAATTGATTAAATGACATTAGACTCTAGTTGATTGTAATATGAAATCTAAAGTTTGAGTTGGAACAGGAATTCCAATTATATCAAATGATATCCTCACATTAAGATCATTACTATCTTCCGGATATGTCACCAAAACTGAAAATATTGAAATCCTTGGTTCATAGTTTTCCAAAAGTGTCTTTATATTTAACTCCAAAGAATATGCCATCTCTGGAGTTTGTAACTGAAATATAGAATCTTCAAGAGATGATCCTAAAAGTGGATTAAAAAATCTCTCGCCAATTCTAGTTCTCACTAAATTAATAACAGATTTTTTAATTGCATCAGCATTATTAATAGTCAAAATATAATTAGTTACAGGATTTCTCAC